CTCCACTCACTCTCCATCCACATACCAGAGTGTTGTGCATCACCATCAGTTAGGATAACACAGTGTGTCTTCTCAACTCCACTCTTCTTTTGAAAGTCAGGTATAAGACTTTGTAAACAAACAAGTGCTTCATTAAGTGGTGTGCCACCAAGATTCAAGTGATTTGGGATAGCATTAGGGATCTCATGTCTTCTCTCCTCACAGTGATAGTAACTCAATCTATTACCATGACCATAACGAGACTCATACATGTATGTTACTCGGAATAATTCCTTAGCATACAAATCAAATGTTGCATTGTTAAGTTTACTGCTAAGGAAGTTTAGTAAAGAGAATTCCCAAGGCACATGGAAGGTATTAACACGACCAGTCCACTCTTGTCTATCCTTAGCATCGGGAGCAATGTAATGTCCATCCTGAATAAAAGCATACACTTCAAATGGGATGCCTGATTTACGACAGAAGAAGCATAGTGAGAGCAATTGCTTGTATGTGTCATGGATAACGTCTGCCATTGATCCAGACCAGTCTAATAGGAAGACTAATCCATGATTCTTACCATCAGGTTTAACTGTTATCTTCTTAAAGATGTCCTCATTCCACTTATATGTGTGGAGTTTTGCCATATCTAGACTACCAGTGCGAGCTACTTGCTCTCTAGCATATGCAGCAGCAGACTTCTTCATCTCAAATTCTTTAGAGAGATAGTTTACTTCCTGACTTGCCTTACGTTTGAATATTCTATACTCAGAATCACATCTCTCCCAGTTTAACTCTTGATAGTAAGCATACTCCTTATCAGTATACTGCTCTGCACCCCAAAACTCAGCAGTCAAATCATGTATCTTCTTAGGACTTACTATATGGTGAGAAAGATCCACGTTATCAATTTCAACGTAATGCGTCTGGTCTCCCTGATAGTCTGATGCAAGTTTCTTGAGATTATCTGAGAGGGACTGATCTGTCTGAGCCTCAAGGTCACCTGCCTCAATGCCACCTTGCTTAATTGCTTCGCCTTCGGTTGAATCTGACTCTGATTCAGTCTCTTCAGGTTGCGAATCAGGTTTGCCATCTGTCTCTCCGTCTTCACCTTCAGGTGCCTCTCCAGTGGAGTTGCCTGTAGATCCATCGATATTATCGTTTGCCTGAGGCTCTTCCCCAGATAGAGACTCCAGTTTCTCCTTCTCTTTTTGACCTTTTTCATACTCATAAATTGCTCTTGCACACTCTAATGCTTCCTCGAATGTTTCTGCTGCCCCTACAGCGTCTCTGAAGGGTGCCTCAGCGTCATTAAATGGGATCATTTCATAGGATCCAATCTTATAATGAAGGTTGATTCTATCAATCAGATTCATTTCCTCCACATCTATGTTTTGAATACGGAAGAAGTCACCTGCATTAAGTTGTTGATACCCTTGGAAGAAATCCTTAGCAAGACCAGGAAACTTACGCTTCATTAGTTTCTCGATCCTTGCATCCTCAGTAACATTTACATAAGACTGAGGACAGTCTAGATTTCTCCACTCTTCATTTGGTGTGAAGAGTGCGTGACCAACCTCATGTCCTACTAATAGGTTATATACTCTCTCTGTTGTGTCCCATATAGGTAAGACCAAAACTCTCTTGTCAACATCAAAGGATGCTGTCTCTACCACCTTATGTTCTACTATAAGATTCTCTGTTGCTAGTAGTTTGGCGAGTGTGCCTTTGATGTCCTGTTGTTGCATTGATTCTTCCGTGTATATTAACAGTATAATAGGAAACCCTCCGCTTGGGAGGGTTTAGTAGACACTTCTTCAAGTGTCTGCGTCTCTCTCGTGCAGACCGCAGTGCTTGCGGCTTGAGATGACGTTTGGCAGCCTTCTTACTATGATGCTGCCAGTTTGGAAAAATCATTTGCCTTCTCAAACTTAAGGGTTTTCTCAAATTTATCAAGAAGTAGCTCTCCTTTGTGAGAAATGACAAATAAATTAACATTCTCACCCAATCCCCTTAGAATCTTCAGTAATTCATCTGTACTAGAGTCATCCAGTGAAGAGTCAAAGACCTCATCCAGTATAAGAAGGTTAGTAGCAGCAGAATTCTTGAGTTTTGCTATCTCTCTCCATGTAAAGAGGAGTGCTAGGTCAATCTTCTGCTTCTCACCCTCTGAGAATGAGGCATAGGAGAATTCATCTCTGAATCTACTCTTAATTACTTCATTGAACTCATCGTCAAGGGTAAAGTTAACGAAGAAGTCCATAGACTGTAGATATTTATTGATCTTCTGGTTGATTATAGGTATGAATTTACTGATGATCTTGCTTTTAATACCAGAGTCTTTCAATAAGGTACCAACCAGAGTCAAATTGTCATAATTCTTATTTTCTTCAGCACAGTCACTTTCAGTGGCCGAAAGTAAGGACTGATACTTATCTAACTGGTCTCTCTCAAGATCAATATCAGGTGCCTCTTGGTTTACTTCCTTCATTAATTTCTTTAACTCACTCTGAAGAGCACTAATCCTTGCATTTGCCTTGTTTATACCCTGTGCATGCACCTGTAACTCCTTAATCTGTTTGTTTCCTCTATTAAGTGAGTCTGTGATTATATTAAGTCCTTCTAAAAATCTCTTCTGTCTCCCTTGTGCTCCATCAATCAACTCAGTCTTGTCCATTAACACCTGATTGCAGGTAGGACAGTTATCATTCTCCCAATA